TGTTAAACCAATCGCCCTAGCTTTAACTGCTATTGAATCACTTTCCATTTTGGTAGATACGTTAGAAGGGAAAGACATATCTAATAGTTGGATTATTGGTCTTATCTCTTGGGTAGACTTACTCTTTAATAAAATAAGTTATTACGTTTCTAAAATCTCGTTAGAAATGACTATGTATCGTAATGGTACATGGTGGTTGCCTGATGATACTGCCGTTAGCGGAGAGAATGGCGATGGAACAAGTAAGCAAGAATATATTAAGAAGCAAAATAAGTGGCTGTATGACCCATCAAAAGGTAGTATTATGCCAAAACCCGTAGATAACAGAACAAACTACTTAAACTACAACACCGACACACCAAACATAGCTGTTAACATTACATTACCGCAAATGACAGCAGAACAAGCCAATATGCTTGGTAGTGGGGATGTTAAAGGGTTCTCTATCTCAATGGGGGACGCTGCTTACAGAGCTTTAAGAGACTATAACCCGTATATCGGATAAAAGGAAGTGACATGATTATTGTAATAAAGGAACAAGCAAGCTCAGACATTATTACACTTAGTTGTGTCACATCTTTTGATGAATCTTATACAGGAAGTGTATCTTCTCACCCCATTGAAAGTGGTAGCACAATCACAGACCACGTTACATCTGACAACGATAAGTTTAAGGTAAGTGGAGTTGTTAGTGATTATGACTTCCTTAATCCAAGTAAGGATTTGGCAACAAAGAAAGAGGGGTATGATGACGGGTATCTTCGTAGTGCAGTAACAGCTTCCTTTGCGAATGGCTTGTTAAACACTTATGGTGCAATTGTACCCGATAAGCAACGCGCAGAATATATCAAGAGACGTTTAATTGACATTCGTAAAAACTCTTTATTGGTTACGATATTAGAATACCCTGACAGTGGTGAATTAGTACAACACACAGATTGCATACTTACTTCGTTATCATTTAAAGAGGATGAGAATACAGGGTACGCTGTTTATCCCGATATGTCTTTTGAAAAGATTAATGTCGTACAAGTGAAAGTAGAAGAAGTAAATACAAGCAAGATACCTAAGCTTCCAGACTCTAAAGTTTCCGATGCAGCAGCAGGTGTTTCTGATAAAGGAAGCACAGATGTTTGTATGGGAAGAACATTCATAAACGAGAGTTACAAGTATGAAAATAGGGTAGGCAGGCTCACAATCACCAAAGGTATTGCAAGGTTCTATTCCACCACGACAACAGCGTCAGGCACAGAAGTAATAGACAAAGAAATACCTTACCCAAAAGAGCTTCCAAAATGGAGTGAGCAATGTCAGCTTGTAGGGAAAGAACCCGCCATTGCTGAGAAGTCTGGTCTTGAGAATAATATTGCGGCAGGTGAAGTTTACAAAGAAGCTGAGATTGCTAATAGAGCATACCAAGCTGCACTAAGAGAGAAGAAAGTAACAAAAGCTATTTACGATAGATACACTAAGGCAAACAAAGCTGTGGAGGATTTATAATTTGACCACTACTCTTAATAACTATATTGGTATCTCAAACTCACCTAGCTTTCGTGTTAATGTTTTGCTAGACAGTCAATCGGTAAATATCCTTTTTACTTGGAATAACAAGACAAAAAGATATCATGCAACAGCCACTAAAACAAATGGCACTGTGTTGTTTGAAGGTATAAAGATAAATCCAAACTCTGTGTTTCCTATCAATAACTTGATGCGAGTTAATGGTTTATATGGAAGGTTTGTTTTGTATCCTATAGACTCTGTATTAGTAGACACAGATGAAACACTAAAGAATTGGGCAGACTATTATTTCCTAGTTTATACTGTTATATTTTAATTCGAGGTGAGAATGTATCAATTCCAAAGAGATTATGTTCTCACTTTATATGACAGAGACAATGGCAAGCTATTCACAATAACAGAATTACGTTTATCTTTTGACATTCAACAGAATGTTGACCATGCTAATAAAAACAACTCAGCAGAAGTGAAGGTTTATAACTTAGCTCAGACCACATTAGACAGATTTAGTGATAAACAAATGGCCTTGAGTGCCACACTAGCTGTTGGTTACGTTGGCAGCATACAACAACTCCTGAAAGGTGATGTTGTTCAGATTATGACTAAGAAAGTCGGTGTTGACACAGAGACTACGTTTAAGATTGCCGATGGCTTTAAGATATTGAATGGAACAAAGGTTCACAAGACATATCCAGAAGGCGTAACAATTGGTTTTGTTATTCAAAACATTGCAGATAATAATAATTTAGAAGTGGATGTAATTGCTACTGGCAATACAGACAGAACACTTCCTTATGGCTATCCTGCAACTGGAACATTAAAACAAATCCTTGATGACTTGTGTAAACCAAACGATTTAGAGTGGTCAATACTAGAAGGTAAGCTTACTGTTAAAGATAAACGAAGTGTTTCCCCTAATAAGAATGTTGAAACAGCTATCGTGTTGTCACAAGAGAGTGGGTTGCTTGATATACCATACACACACACAGAAGATGTATCACAAGCTATTGAACAACCGCTAAACGACAACGAAGTAGATATTACAGAGGAACTAAAGCCAACCAAAAGTGGCAAGCCTCGCAAACAAACAACAAGAAAGATTCAACGCTCAAACATTGAATTGAAAGCATTACTAAACCCCTCTGTTAAACCTAACAGTCTAATACGTCTTGACAGCACTAAAACAAAACTTAGTGGTTATTACCGTGTAAGAACTATTAAGTATAGTGGTGATACAAGAGGTGGTGAGTGGTTTATGCAAATATGGGGCGATAACGTCAAGGATTTAATATAATGGAAAACAGTTTAGAAACGATATTAAATTCACAGATTGATTTTAGATTGTCTGATATTTATGTGACTATGGTAGCAGAGGTTACTAATGTTAGTAAAATGAATGAATGTCGTATTGACGTACAGCCTGTAGTGAATAAGAAGTACATTGACGGCGAGATAATGGCATACCCTGAAATCCTCTCCGTCCCTGTCCAGTTCCCTAGCTCATCAACCTCAGCTTTAACATTCCCAATTAATCAGGGGGATAATGTTCTCCTTGTATTTAGTCAGAAAGGGTTGGATGTATTTAAGAGTGGAGCTACGTCAGCACATGACCCGATTGATATGCGTAGCTTTGATAAAAGAGACGCTATCGCTATTCCGTGTGTAAACCCTTTCTCAAAATCAATTAATAACCCCGATACGCGCACTTTAACGCACAATGTTGACGATATGGTGATGACACATAACATTGGCAAAGATAATGAGTGTGAGGTTAGATTGACTTCGGGTGGTGAAGTAAAGATTACAGGTGTACATACAAAAATCTCTGATAGTTTAGCTACAGGCGGTGGTGTAGTTGTTGGCACAGGTGCAACAGGTAGCTTCACGACACCGTTAGGCCAAGTAGTTACAGTATCAGACGGAATTATAACAAATATATTTTAGGCGGTAATATGAATCCTCAAGGCAGCAGTATTATAAACACTTCTCAATACGAGAGTATGACTAAACGCATTGAAAGTGTCAAATCGTGTGAGCAATTACAACAAGTAGGTGCTGATATTATGGCATCTTTAAATGCAGAGACAGCAGCTATTACGGCGCAGTTTGATAAGGTATTTCCATTGGTTGCCTTGCTAACAGCCCCAACATCCCCCGATGCTGTTATAGACTGGATAAAAGGTTTGATTGATAACTTAATCACCCCGTTAGCCAAGCCTGCTATCACATTCCCAGTGCAGATTGCAGCTAGAACAGTGGCAATTACAGACCTTATTGATGCTATTAATAAGAAGGCATCTGAGTTTCAAGAGTGTTCGATAACACTTCCAACACCATAAGGGGGCTATAAATAGCAATGGACATCAAACTAAACACAGATACGGGAGATGTCCTTCTCTCAACAACAAACACGATTACAACACCAACATTCACTACCACAACATCTGAAAACCTAGCGCAACGCTTAAAGATTAGATTGCAAACATTCAAAGGTGAGTGGTTCTTAGATGGCACTATTGGTATTGACTACTTCAATCAGATTGCTGGTAAGAATAGGTCTAAAGCGGCTGTTGATGCAATCATTCAAGCTGAGATACTAAAAGAGCAAGAAGTGTTGCAGATTACAGCTTACAGCAGCGTAGTCGATAAGACAACAAGAAAAATTACAATTCAGTTTACAGTGAGAACCGTTGATGGCTTCTATTCCACTCTGACTGCTTCAATTGGTGTATAGGTATAAATAACGGAGAGGGATATGGCAGGATTAAGCACGACAGGGTTTAGCGTTAAACGATTAACAGATATTATTTCCTCTCTTAAAGCAAGTGCTAATACAGAGTTTAGTGGCTTCTTAGGCGCGGGCGATGTTTTAGATACAACAGATAATAGCGTATTAGGTAGATGGATTAAAATTATTGCTGAACCATTAGCAGAGCTTTGGGAAGTGAGTCAGCAAGTCTATAGTTCTTTTGATATTAACCAAGCAACAGGTGTTTCATTAGAAGAGCTTTGTGCGTTAGGTGGTGTTATTCGTAACACAGCTACAGCTTCACAAGCCTTGTTAGTAAGCAAAGGTACTTATGGTGTAACAATTCCTGATGGTAGCTATGTTCGTAGTGCCAACACAAACAAGGTGTTTGAATTTCAGGAGGCGGTGGTTCTCAATGAAACAGGTGCTACAGCAATCCAAATCACCCCTACAGTTGTGGCAGATAGTACGGCTTACTCTTTCACCTATAAGGTTCTTGGTAGCAACCTTAATCCCGTTACTGTTACTTACACTAGCGGTGTTAGTGCTACTACTTCTAGTATTGTCAACGGATTGATGGCTGTTGTTAATGCCTCACATTCTACCTATATTGAAGCAACATTGGTTGGTGCTGACTTGCTTGTTCAAGTGACAAACCAAGACTATGCTTGTGACTTTGTAGCAACGCAATTCACGATTAATAAAGCTAAGAAACAAACCTTAGCTACTTGTACAGAGACAGGTGTTAATCTTCAAGATGTCAACACTATTGAAACCATTCAATCCCCTCTGGTTGGTTGGGATACTGTTACTAACCCCTTCGCTGCTATCGCAGGTAAGGTTGTTGAGACTGATGCTGAACTACGTTTACGCTTTTTACAGGCAAAGTTTCAGGACGGTAGCAATACATACGAAGCTATTTATGCCGCTATATTAAAACTCGATGGCGTACAACAAGTAGTTATCTATGAGAATGAAACTGATATAGCTTTCGTATCACCACCTGTCCCTGCACACAGCTTCTACCCTATTGTTTTAGGTGGTATCACTACAGAGATTGCTCAAGCTATTTGGGATAACAAGCCCGCAGGTATTTTAAGCTACGGAACAGTAACAACAGGTGTGGCTGATAGTCAAGGAATATTACACGATATTTCTTTTGATAGGCCAACAGATTTACCAATTTACATTTCATTGAATATAACTGTTGACAGCACATTCCCCACAGATGGAGAGGATTTAATTAAAGCTTCTTTGGTTGAATATTTAGGCACACTAGGGGTTGGCGAGGATGTTTTGTACAGCCGTTTGTACACACCAATTAATAGCGCAACAGAGGGCTTCTATGTAAACTCAATGACTATCGGTACAAGTGCAGCACCCATAGGAACAAGCAACATATCAGTTGATTATAACGAGATTGTCAACATATCAGCTTCTAATATCTTAGTATCGTTTGTTTAAGGGGGCTTCATGGGTAGCATAACAGAAGTAGATTACCTCACACAAGCAAGAAGTAGATATACACAACAGTTCAAGAATAAACCAATCTTTGATGCCCACATTAATATCTTTATCACTGAGATTACTGAAATACAAGATATGCTTCAAGATTTAATAGGTCTTAGAAACCTAGAGACTGCGGTTGGTAGTCAGCTAGATATGATTGGGGCTATTGTTGGTCAACCAAGAGTGTTAGTTGACTTCTCGTTATTCCCTTTCTTTGGTTTTGATGGTGCTTCTGAGGCACAAACATTTGGCAGTTTATACGACGCATCTTTAGGTGGAACTTGGAAATCAATCTCTGACAGCGAAGGGGCTTCTTTTGAAGTAGATGACGACACATACCGCTTTATTATTAAAGCTAGAATTGTTGCTAACATTTCAAACACAACACCTCAAGGTGTTATTGACGCTGTTAATTATATTGTAGGAAGAAGTGACAGCAGTATAGAAGAAATGGGTAACGCACATTTGAAGATTATCCACTACGCAGCACTCACAGACTTGCAGGAGTATTTTCTACGTGGTTTAAGCAGCATAGGCAGCATCATACCTTTACCAATTTGCGTATCGTATGAGATAGAGAACATTACATTAGGGTATGGACATAGCTACGGCTACTCCTACGGAAAAGCATAAATAAGGAGAGAAGCATGACAGCATTAACAGACCCGATTAGTGGTTTAAGCTACGGGTGGGCATTAGGTGAAGATAATTGGAACACAGGGATGGATACCAACCTTGTTAAAATTGGAGCAATGTTACATATTAATGTTTTAGATTTTGTAGCCGCGCCCGTAACTACAACAAATGGTACACGTTACATTGTAACAACAGGTAGCGGGGCTTTTGCTGGACAAGATAATAAGCTTGCTGCAAGAGTAGCAGGTGCTTGGGTATTCTATACACTTCCAGAAGGTTGCGTTGTCTATGATGAAGATACCAACCTACACTATAAATTTGAAGGTGGTTCGTATGTTTTGTTGGTTGATTTATCAGCTTACTTAACGTCTGCTACAGCAGCCAGTACATATCTAACTACAGCTACGGCAGCTTCCACTTACGGCACAATCGCGCAAGCTAAGACAGAGTATTTAGTGTTGGCAGCTAGTGATGAAAGTACAGCATTAACAACAGGCACATCAAAAATAACCTTTCGTATGCCTTACGCTTTTACATTGACAGCGGTACGGGCTTCGCTAACAACAGCACAAACAAGCGGATCTATTTTTACTGTTAATATTAACGATAGTGGCACAACAATCCTTAGCACTAAGCTAACCATTGATAACACAGAGAAAACATCTACTACGGCAGCTACAGCACCAGTTATTAGCGATACAGCATTAGCAGATGATGCTGAAATTACAATTGATATTGACCAAATTGGTGACGGTACAGCTAAAGGTTTGAAAGTGGTGTTGATTGGTACACGGACATGATGCTAATTAATCCTTATTTTTTTGGTATAAGAGTTTTGGCTCTTTATCATTTTAACAGTAATTTTGACGACAGCTCTGGCAACAATTACAACCTATCAGGGAATGCTGTTATAAGTAGCGCACAATCTAAATTTGGCGGGTCTAGTGCTTCTTTTTATACATCCGAGTCGGTTTCTTCTTCAGTTGATGCGATTCCTCCCTTCGCTGGGTCTGATTTTACAGTTGAATTTTGGATGTATTATGTAAGAGGGGAAAACATTTTCGACGCTGCAACGGAAAACTTGGTCGGATTTTTACCATCTTCGATTCCATCCGAAAGGCTAATGATAAGGCTAGATTCGTCTATTGGCGGTACGCTTCAAGTAGAGATGGTTGACGGGTCAACGACGTCTGGCTTTATTACGACATCTATCACAAAAACAAACTTAAGAGACAGGTGGGCGCACATTGCTCTTGTGAGACAAGGTACGAGTTTTAAACTATATGTAGACGGAACATTGGCTGGTTCAGTGACCTACTCTGCTAGTTTTGCCATCCAATCTACTTTAACAATAGGAAAATTGCCTAGTGGCACAAATTACTATAGGGGGTTCATTGATGAATTACGGATTAGTGATGGCGCAGTTTATACGGCCAACTTCACCCCGCCAACAAGTCCGTTTTAAATGAGTTAAAAAATGACAACATCAAACTTCACCCCACCAACCGCAGAATATTAAGAGAGGGAATTATGGCTAAAATAGTAAAACCAGACCTAACCTACCAGTGGGCTAGTGCTGCTGGTGGTGGCTCTGTAGCACCAAATAGTACAAAGATTCAAACAGGGCATATCGTTGAGAAGCCCAATTATGAATACATGAATTGGCTTCAAAACCGTCAAGATGTTAGTATTGCATACACATTTCAGATGGGTGTTGTAGAATGGGATAGTCTAGTTGAGTATCAGTACCACGCCAACTATAAGTCCTATGTTCAACGTAATGGCCTTATTTATAAGGCTTTGCAAGTAGGAACAAACAAAGACCCTGCAACTGAGGCGGCGTATTGGACTTTAGCGTTTGATAATTATGGTAGTGCTGCTACAGTACAATCTAACCTCGCAACGCACATTACAAACTACGGCACGTTAGCTTCATTGTCTAATGCCGCTACAGCTCGCTCTAATCTTGATGTCTACTCTACAGGACAAGTGGATA